GAAAACGCTCCAGCGTATGTCAAATTCAAATTGAACCTGAAGCGCCAGGAGGTCATGGAGTGGCTGAACAGCCAAACCGATGAATGGGTCAACATGGAGGTCAAAGAGGCGCAGTCAGGAAAGTGGTACGCCGAAGTGAACACTTGGAAGCCAAACAACAATCAGGTTGCGTTCAAGGCTCCACAGGCAGCGGTAACGCCGAAGACAGATGATTTCGAGGATGATATACCTTTTAGTTGACCCCGTTCTGGGTACAGTGTAGATTCAATTTCTACATACAGAGCGGGGAAGACGAAATGAAAGAGTGTTTTAAGTGTAAGGAGAGCAAGCCGCTCTCCGAATTTTACAAGCATTTTGCAATGGCTGACGGGCATCTTAATAAGTGCAAAGATTGCAATAAGACTGACGTTAGAAAGAATCGGCAATCAAACATCGAACACTACCGGGAATACGACAGGCGAAGGGGGAATAGGCAGAAACATGGGTACACAAAAGAGTATCGTTCAAAATACCCTAACAAGGTTAGAGCGCACCGGATTGTTCGTAATGCGATCTCACAAAACAAGTTATTCAAAGAGCCTTGTGTCGTTTGCGGTACGGATGAAAACATTGTTGCCCACCATAATGATTATCTCAAGCCATTGAATGTTGTCTGGATGTGTCAAGCACATCATGTGCAATGGCATAAAAAAAATGGTGAAGGACTCAACGGATCGTAGGTAACATTTGATCGCGGGTATTTCGGGCAGGCGAGCGGCAGCGTCAGCCTCCCCACTGGGGTAAGAGAATTAGATTGCTTGATCGCAGCCCGCGACTATTCACTGTTAAAGCAATCAACTGCCGCATCTCAGGGGGATACATGAGGGTTTTGGATTTGTTCTCGGGGATTGGGGGCTTTTCAATCGGGCTGGAATCGGTAGGCATGGAGACTGTAGCGTTCTGTGAACAGAATGCTTTTTGCCAAAAGATACTGGCCCAGCACTGGCCGACACTCCCCATTCATTCAGACATCACGGAGTTGAACGGATATGAGTACCGAGGATCAGTTGAGCTTGTTTGCGGGGGATTCCCCTGCCAGCCATTCAGTGTCGCTGGGGAGCAACGAGGCAAGGAAGATGACCGCGCACTCTGGCCAGAGATGCTGCGAGTCATACGCGAAGTGGCTCCCAGATGGGTCATTGGCGAGAATGTTTCTGGAATCATCCCGATGGAACTCGACACAGTGTTATCTGACTTGGAAGGGGAAGGCTACACCTGCTGGACGTTTGTACTTCCAGCTTGTGCCGTCGATGCCCCCCACCGAAGGGATAGAGTCTGGGTTGTGGCCAACACCAACGGCTCGGGATTACAAAGGAGGGAGGAAGCCGGAAACCTTGGAAGCATCGGGTCGGGGCGCGACGAACAGTCTGAACGATGCTTTGACAACGCAGGGGCAGTATGGCTCCCTGAACCCGACGTGGGTCGAGTGGCTGATGGGGTTCCCAATAGATCACACCGACTTAAAGCTCTAGGCAATGCGGTAGTCCCGCCCTTGGTTGCTGAGATTGGAAGATTAGTAATGCAATTTGATAGAGAGATAATCAATGGATAAAAACGAATTCACAGCGATGTACGAGCAATGGTTTGCACTGCATCCGTTCAAGAAACGCGATTGGCCTGAACTGGGTAAGGTTCACTATCAATCATTCAGCCGAGAGTCGCCTGCGGCGTTCCAAGAGGCTCTGGGAATGTTAACTGAAGAGATTGATAACTTCCCATCACCTAAGCAGATCCGAGCAAAGCTCAATCAACTGTCAAACAACAAGACAGAGGGTGGCGAGGGCAAGACCAACACCACCAGCGAGAACGAGATGCTTGCGACAAGACTGCTGGAACACAAAATGGGAGTGGAGTACAACGGCAAACAGGTAAAAAAACCTGATGGTTTTCCCTTGTGGATTGACCAACTCGTTGATAAGACCATCGCGGAGCTTGGCCCAAAGTACCCGATGAAGACCCTACTGGGGACTCTGGGTTACCTAGTGGTTCAATCGGAGGGCAGACGATGAACGATCTCGTCAAGAAATTTCTTGAAGAAGGCGGCCAGATTCAGCAGTTGCCATCCAACGTGCCACGGGATTTGAATGTTTGCCTGAACTGTAAGAACCTTTTTCCGACTGCGGAAATGACCAAAGGGAGTCAGCGACGATGCAAGAAATGTCATGCAAGGCATACGAAGTTCAAGGGGAACCGGTAGATATGTTTTATCGTGCAATCAAGGCGCAAGAGGCGCTCCAGCGTAAATACCTTGCCTATCGGCTTTCGCATGTAAGTGCGCCGTTCAGCGAAGAAGATAAGAGGCGAATATGGGAATGGCAGCGATCAGGGAAAACAACTAGGTGGATTGCTGATGAATTGGGCGTTACTAGGTACAAGGTTCATCTGCTGGTGAAGAGGACATCGTGGCCCTCTCCCACCAACCTAGCCTAGCTTACTGTTCGATGATCTCGGCTTCTTCGGGTTCCATCTCAGCCTTGATTTGCTGGGCGTGGAACCTGATTGACTGCTCGGCTTCTTGCTGGCGCAAGATTAGCTCCACAATCTCGTTTCTCAGCTTACCGATGCGCCCGGCTCGGATCTTAGCGTCTTCACTAAGGTCTTCTTCAGTGTATTCAATTTCGTCTATGGTAATCATGCGGTTCTCCGTTGATGAGCCTTCAGTTTACTTTGTCAGCCCTTCAAGTCCAAATTAAATCAGGACGTAGCCCACCAGACCACCAGCGCGATCGCCAGGGGCACCAAGCCAACCAAGATAGAAATAGCGATCAGTATTTCAATCATCTGCTTGCGCTGTTTACGCTTCAGTGCCTCTAGGCGCTTGATTTCTTCCTGACGCGCTCTCCTCGCTTCTGCCATCTTCTTCTGCATGTCATCCCACAAGTCCATGCGATTGGTGGCTAGGAACACGTCTTTTATTTTCTGGCGCGATTGGCGAACCATCTCTTCTGCCATGACCGCTTTGGCAGCTTCAGCCTCGCTCATGGTTCTGGTGCTGTTCTTGGCTCGCTGCAGGTCGAATTCTGCCGCACCCATTCTTCCTATGAAAACCCCAAGAGACTCGATGTTTGACGCGGCACCAGCCGCCATCTCCAAGGCTTTACAGGCCGTTGTCACCGCTGCAACAGCCTCCAGTATCACTGGATTGCCACGAACAACGGAATCAGAATGGACGATATGATTAGCAGGTAAAGGCCAACCATTAGGTTGTCCAGCCGGTCAAATCGCTTCTCGCCCTGCTCCAACCTGCGTTCAATCTCGCGGTAGCGGATCTCGCATTTCTCCTCGTGCGTTGTCAGCCTTTCATCTGGTGTCATTACCAAGGTACTCCATCAGCAGTGGCGGGGGTGATCTGCCCGTCAATCTGTGCCTGCAGACTGTCTTCCACGTTGGTCTGCCAGTTCTCACTCTGCGCCCACACCCATCCCAGAACGTCTGACTCGGTCAAATCATCATAGGCGATGTAGCCTTCAGAAGAAGGGTCTGGCGTGAAGCCTTGCGTACCGTAGGAAGTAGCAGTGTAAGTCACAGCGTCATCGCCAGAGCCTTGTGTTTGCTCTGCTGTAACGCGCCAGTGCGCCACAATGACCCCACCAGCTAGGTCGCCAATCAGGTCGCGTTCAAGGGTTGAAATCGTCCAGTTGAAAGTAGCCATTAGTTGTTCTCCAGTTAGATTGCTGAGATGATGAAGGCGAGTAGTTCTGAGTAGCGCACACCTAAGCGTGTCTGCTCGTTACCATCTTCATCAGTCCATGTGCTTGATATGAACATTGCGTAGCGTCCAGCGTCTAAGCCTTCAGCAGTGAATGCTGCCTGTAGATCTTGCGCGATTATTCCGAAGTGAATACGAGCATCGTCGCCATTCTCTGCCACTGATGACTTCCAGCGGAACTTACGCAGCAAGCCTTTTGCCGCTACAGCTACACGTTGCTCTGCGTCAGACAGTGCTTCAATGTCCTGCTTCTCGTTGCGGTCAGAAGTTTGAATAGTGCCGTTGGTGGCGTAGATGTCGTCAAAGCGAGCAGAGCTTGCGCCTAAATCAATAGCATCGTCCCTATCTGAACCATCTGAATTCACTGGGCGTATTCTTGAGCTGAGAAATTTAAGACCTACGTTGGAATTACTGGAGATGTAAGCAAATCCGTCTACAGTACCAATACTACCGACTGCTGTAGTGTCCCTAAAAAAGTTAACTATTGCGCCATCGTCAGTTGTTCGCTGTACTGCAAGCGCAGCATTCCCACTTCTACTGTGAAGTGCAGCATTAACAGACCCACCATATAAAGTATGGCCGTTAGTAGTTGTTGCGGTAAAATCTTGTACCGAAGTAACCCCAACCAACAAGTTGCCGCTTGCATCTATGCGCATGGCTTCGACCGCTGTCGCACTTGTGCTATCTGATGTTCCAAAAGTTAAAGATGTATTTGACCCTGCTCCTGACGATGCTATAGCTTTAATATTAACTTTTGCGCCAGTGCCGTTTGTTGAGCCATCGTTAGCGTAAAAATCTATTTGACCAATAACATCGTTAGTAGTTATGCCCGTGTCAGAGTTTTCAAGAGTTAGGACTGCACCTTGACCTGAGTTGTTTGCAGAAAGATTCATCTCAGTCTTAGGCGAACTAGTACCAATACCCACGTTGCCGCTGGAGTCGATGCGCATGGCTTCTGAAGACCCTGCATAAAATTCATGCTGAGATGCTTGTGTCCTGAAAGGCATATAAGCACTTGAAGACCTATTAAACGCTAACTGTCTGATTGTTCCACCAATGACAGTTGCTGGTGAAATTTCATAGCTTTCTGCTCCACCGTTTGAAACTGAAAGTTCAGCACTAGGCGAACTAGTACCAATCCCGACGTTGCCGCCGTTAAAATATGAATCGTCAGCCGTAGCTATTTGTACTGTTTGGGTAGCCGAAGAATTTTTAAGAAATACCGCTAGGTCCGCAGAGCCTGATTGATAAAAACCACCGCCATCTGTTCCGTCAGCGTAATCAAGATTAAGTAAATATTGTCCTGATGCTGAACTTTGTATATTTAACCTACCAGTTGGACTGCTAGTACCAATACCCAAAGACTCCGCAGACGCATCCCAGAACAGCTTAGGCGTTGTGCCAGTGTCTTCGTAGAAGCTGATGTCTCCGTTTTCAACAAACCTTGCAGTTCTCTTTGTTTTACCATCCCTAGTTAAATCTAAAGTTGCCGCATTGCTATCGTTATTAGAGTCTATATCTATGAACATACTACCAGTGCTTGAAATCTGGTCGCCATTACCCATAGCAAAGCCTTCAGAAGCAGTCACTGTGCCAGTAACGTCTATGCCTGTGGAGGTGGTGGCTAGTTTTTCAGCGTTGTCGTAATAAAGCTGAACAGAGCTATTCTCATTAAAAATAGCCATGTTTTCGCCGTTTACACCCTCAAGTTGTATATTCGTAGACGCTCTAACAAAAAGACTTCCTGCGCCTGCTTCTTGAATAATAGAACCGGCACTAGGGTCATGATAAATCTGTAGGTCAGAGCCAGCACCGAAGATAGCCTTGTCATTGTCGCCGAAGGATATGTTGGCAGTGGTTGAAATGGCATTGGTGATAGCCCAATTGGAACCATCCACCCGCGCCATCTCGAACCCACCCGCTGTGGAGCCGTCATTGACATGCACTGAGTCGTTGGTCGTGTTTACAACGATCTCGCCCTCTGCTCCTGTGAAAGCGGCTATCTGTGCGCTAGTTCCGCGTCTGATCTGTAATTGAGTAGCCATCTATGTCTCCAGTGTGGGCCAGTCTGTGTCGTTCAGATTGGGCCAGTTCGCGTGTGATGTTATGTCCCGCAGAGCCTGTCGGTAGGCACGATATTGTACCTGTCTTTCGTCGGTGAGCGGTGAGTCTGCTGCCTGCGTCCAATCAGTACCCATCAGCATTTGGTCTCGCTTTGAACGTACAAGCCCTTCCACTTCATAGGCTTGAGCCTTGTTCGACACCACACCGTCGATGATGTGCTGTGTCGTATCGTCTGCCTTGCCCTCGATTACGTTCTCACCCTCTCCCGCTTGAGATGTGAAGTCTGCATCTTGGCATCTGCCGGTACGCAGGATCTCGCCCGCGCTGTTGTAGACCACGAAATTCTTCATCGCTTCAACTCAATGATGGTTATGCCTCTGTTGAACAGGGTGAATGCCCCTGTCTTGGCGTTAACACTGATTGTCCTGCTGCCTGCACTGGGGGAGTGTGTGAACGAGAAGCCAATCTGACCCGTAACCCCATTCGTATAAGTGCGAGAGGGGATGTTGTGAATGAGTGTGCTACCGTCAAAAACGTCGAACCCAATGGTATACGTTCCACCAATACCGCCGCCCACAAAGCCCAGATTCACCATTATGTAGGCATCTGTTCCTGCTGACGTGTACGTCACCGATTGAACTTGTGTGCTACCGCCTCCGGTTGTGATGCCACCAGCGGTATAAGCGTTAGCCGTCAGACTCACTGCATGGGTGGCAATCTGAGCAGTGTCTACCCCGCCCGATTTGATAATCAGGCTGTCGCCACTTCTGGACAACGTAATGCCGTCGATGTTGATTCTGTTGGCGTTTACTGTTCCCGTCGTAATCACGCCGCCAGAGATGCTGGTGACGTTACTGTTAACCTGTCCGCTGTTGATGAAACCGCTGTTGTTAGTCAGGTCGGATATATTCGCCCCGTTAACAACGATACCGCCAGCACTAATAATTCCAGACACGTCCAAACGAGCGGTGGGTACTGTTCCCGATGACACGTTGGAGCCATTGATGTTCGAGATCGTGACCTGTGCCGCGTTGATTGAACCCGCAGTCACAGCCCCTAGATTGGCTGAGATAGCCGCCAGATTCGACACGTTGAGCTTTGATGCGTCGATGGTCGATGCCGCGATCTTCCCGCCGGTTATCGCATTCGACTGGATGTTCTGTGACTGAATGAACTCGAATGTACCGATGGCCGAGACTACCGCAGCCGTGGTGATGGATGAGCTTTGAATTGCACCGATTACCGCAGAGTCTGCGAATATCTGTGAGGTGTTGAGTTGGGTTGTGGTAATCGTGTTCGCCGCAATCTCAGATGCGGTCACCGCGTTAGCTGCGATGGCGTTTGCAGTCACGGAGTCTGCTGCTAGTTTGACTGCACTGATTGCCCCGCTTGAGATGGAATCTGCAACCACGGCTCCCGCCTGAATGGATGCTGTCGAGATCTGACCCGCTGTGAGGCTTGCTGCTTGAACCTGA